AACATCGAGTCAAACTCTGCCTCATACTCTTTCATCTGATCCATAATCAGATAATTCATAAAATCTTTTACACGAACAGCTTGTTGTTCTGTCTGTGGACTCTTTACACCTATGACCTGTGTTCTTACAGGTCCATCCGCTGGTAATAATTCTTTGTATGCTTGAGCTTGAAACTGTGTTACTGCCTCTGCCAACACCGGGTGTGTTGCACCTGAAGCTCCTTGAAATGGTTCTGTTCTATTCTCGTATTTAAAACCAAGTAGATCTAATCCTGTAATATAAGATTGTTCCCACTCTTTTCTGGACGCCTTGTAATCCATGTAGTTTTGAGTCATCTCGTTTCCTACAGGTTCTAAAACATCATCTGGTAGAAGTTCTGCAAGATTATCAAAGTGTGATTCTGTTCCTGGTACGTTAATCGATCCTGGTTCAAAGTCTAATGTTACGCCACCATCCTCTTCTGGTATGACCTCGATCGGTCCTTTTTCTTCTACTGGTTCCTGAACATCTACTTGTTCCGCTATCTCCTCTTCTGAAGGGATATCGATCTTGGTTCTAGTGTTCGGGAGTCCTTTGTCTATTTCTGCCATTTAATACTCCTATATTTTCATACCACGTTTTAACAAACCTTGCAACCCTTGTGAGTTTGGTCCTGATACTGGTGGTGGGCCTGAGTCTACACCAGCTAATTTAGCAATACCACCGCCTGCTAGATTAGCAACTCCACCAAAAGTTCCTATCTGTTGTGTTTTAAGTTCATCTGGTATTTGACCTATTTCTAATGACTCTCTATCAGCTTGTCTTTGTAAAAGATCTAATTGTGCAGGGCTATAGAAACCTGTGCCAAACAAATCTTTTATAGGTCCTAAAATTTGTCGATCGTAGTCCATTCTATTCTGCATTTTTTGTGCATCAAAAACTTCTTCTTTAGCTGCAAAAGCTTGTTGTTCTGGAGAACCGAATTTATAAATATCAAAAATATTTTTTCCAAACATAGGCTCTGCCCTAATTTGAGATCGTTCAAATTCTTTTTCCGCCTTTATTTCATCTTTAGCAGAGTATGTTGGAACTAACGTGTCAGGATCAAAAGTCTCATCTTTTTTAATTCGTTGAAGATTTTTATATTTGTTTATTAGATCATTATATTTTTGTTTAGCGCTTACATAATCAGCAGCCAGTCCTTGAGTATCGCTTCCTAAAATCATTCTATCTTTATCTGTTTCTTTTTCTAATTGTTTTCTTTCATCTGTTGGCATTGCATATTTAATTAAAGATTTAGATAATGCTTCTTTGTATGTATCTCCTCCCTCCAACATATTATTAGCTATAAAACCACCATCGATAACGACCTCACCTGCAAGTCCGTATGGACCTAGTAAACTTGTTAAAGTTGCCCCTGTACCTACTCTAGTAACCGCTTTTATTTTTTGTGCAGTTCTTTTGGCTTGTGCATCATTCATGTTTCCTGATTGAAGTTGTTTTGACTCTGATATTAAACCAGTCATAGCTTCGTCTATTGTGCAAAATCCAGGTGAACCACCACTACTCTTTGGACAAAACTTCATAAGTTTTTTAAATAACGGAGATCCTTTTTTCACCATGCCCTCTTGAACATTTGTTGGAAGTTTTCTTACTTCTGAAATGTATGATTCTCTTCTTGATTTAAGAGTTTTTTGAGGTTGTAAAACTTTTATTTTCATTGAACCATCTTTTCTAACGCCATACTCCAATTGACCTGGTATAAATTTTTTAGTTAGATTATTTAATTTTTGAACAATAGGTCCTCTTGCATTTGGTGGAGCAGCGTTAAAATCAGTAATTAGTTTTCTTCTTTCATTTCCAAACTCTTTAAAACCCAAAAAAGTATTTTGTGCTCTGGTTGTACCCACCATTGTATTTAATGTTTGTCTTGCTATTTTAGGATCATTTAATTCTAATGCCTCTCTAATTCCTAATAAGTGATCTTGTGAGTAACCAAAAAATTTTAACTCTGGTGGTAAATCTTTTAAATTAAAAACTTTTGCCATTTTTTTAGACTCATTTTTCATTTGAGTAACTAGTTGCGCAGACGTTATTTGTTTTGTAGGAGGTAATCCTTTGTTAGCTAATTTTACAACAGCATCTAAATTATCTCTCCAGTTATCAACGTTAATGTTAATTTTGTTTCTGTAATTTTTTACTTTTTCAGAATCTACGTTTTTACTTAAAATGTCGTATATATTTTCTCCACCTGTTTTGGTAAAGAAAGGACCATCTGGTTTCAGATAAGTTGTAACAAAATTTAACACTTCTCTATCTATGTTTAACGCCTCTAGAAGTCCTTTTCCTTTCATAGATTTAGATCCTGCTTTTGCAAAATCTCCCGTCGCCGTTCTTACTAAACCATATCCCTCTTTTAACTGACCTGATCTAATTAATTCTTGTTGAGTATCAAAACCTCTTTTGTCTAAAATAACTAAATCAAAATAATCGTTTATTTTTTTATTAAAAGTTGGGTTTTGTAATCTATAGTTTGCATAACCTTTTTGAAAAATTAATTCTTTATTTGATCTTTGAATTGGAAAAGTTATATCAAAAATATTATCTGCTACTCTTGTTGCTTGAGAACCTTCTGCAGTTGCTGCTGCAATATTTGGCATTCCGTTTTCCAAACTTAATTTAAAATTACTACCACTATAAATTTTATTTTTAGATTCTTTTTTCCAATCTTTAATTAATTGAGTTTTTGCTTTTTCGTAAGAGTCATATTTACCAGCATTATTTTGAAACCAATTGTTAGTCCAATTGTTTACTTTTTGTATTGTTTCAATTCTTTTAGTTTTTTTAACATCTGATATCTCTGCTATTTTTTTCTGTGTCTCTGGATTTGTTACTCCTGCTTCTACCTTTTTATATTTAAGATTAGGGTGATTATTATTTAATTGTCTAGAGGCTGTATCTTTTCTTATATCAATACCAGAGTCTTCAATTAAATTATCGATTGTTTTTGTAGCTAAAACTTTTTTATCTAAACTCTTTACATAATTTATAAAGTTTTGACTTTTTTCAGAAGGAGGTTGTCTATACCCCTGCCTCTTGCCACCAAAACCTGGTTGCACCAACATACCACCACCGGCCATTGGATTACGTCTGTTAAACGCGTTGAATAATTCTATCTCCTGCACTTCTGGTTTTGGATCTGGTCTTGCAATATCTGATGCAAACTTAACCTTATCTTTAATACCTGACCGGGTCAGGTAATCCATCATCTGTTTGTATTCTTTTGGAGTCATTATTCTCCTAACAATCTAGCGATTCCGCCTGATGCAAAGTCATCATAATCACTTGGATCATAATCACCTTGTCTTGCGACAACTGCATCTGATTGCGCTCCGTCGATATTATCTGTTATGGCTGCTGCCTTGTCTCTTCTTTTTTTATTTTGAACAATCTCTCTCATGGTAGGTCCTTTGCCTGTCGCATACTCTTTTAGTTTCGATACATCTGAATCAAGATCTCTGATACTAGAGCCACCAACCTCGTCAACATCTATACTAAAATCATCAGGGCCATCTGCTCTTCCGACAGGACCCGACTCTGCTGTAGTAAACTCTCCTGTTGGTCTTGGATTTCCCTCATCTGGTAATGGTTTTTTGTATTCCATCTGCACCGGATCACCAAATACATTAGCATCACTCTCATACTCAACTCTTACAGCACCTTGGTCAGTGTCCTCTGTGACTCGAACCACGGAACCATCATCAAGTTTTTTCTGGTGAATAGATTGTCTCTCAGCTGTTGCAAATCTTTTAGTAACATCATCACCCTCTGCGATAACCTTGTTAACCAATGCATCAAACCACTCTGGTTTGCCAGCAACATCATCTGTTTTAATTACAGGGACTTTTTTGACTGCTTGACCTACTTTGGCTAATTTAAAAAATTTACCAACGATAGGCACAGCTGCCATACCACCAAGTATTTTTAAGAAAGTTCTTCTGGTCATCCCATCTTTGAAACCTGCACGTCCACCCTGTGCAAAGTCTTCTAAGTCTACACTTAATCCGTCAAATGCTTCACCGTAAAGATCTGTCTGTTGTTTTTGATCTAGATCATAAAAATCTTTACCAAATCTTTTTTCTGCTAAATCCTCTGCAACAAGTTGTGCATTATATTTTCTATCTCCTTTTACAAATCCTGGTGATACATTATCGATCGCATCCTTAACCATTTTTTTATTTTTTATTCTAGCGGCACTCTCTTTGTTTTCTCTACCTAATCTCTCTGCAATCTCTGCCTCTGTCTCTGACTGTTTGCCTCCCATAATCTTAGATCTTGGGTTTATCTCTTTACCCTCCATGTCCATGATCTTTGCAGTTTTTGTGTTTCTAATTCCTGATGGCACCTCCTTCATTATTGGTGGTGTGCTCTCTATCATATTTAATATTCTAGTAAGATCCTGTTCTGATTTTATAAACTCATCTGCTCTGTTAAGAGGTAAACCTGCGTTTTGTAATGTGGTTGCTATCTCACCAGCTTTTTGTTCTACCGCCATTCTATTTGGAATGGTAGTAATCCCTTTTGATTCTCTTGCTAAAAGCTTTCTAGCTAATGATAATATAAAATTTATTGCCGACATTAATAATAATTCCTTTTACGTTGCTCGACCTTCTCGTCGATATAATCTTCAGGGTGACCGATCAGACCGCCCTGTC